AACCTGTTAAATTGTCAATTTTGGCACGTAGCCCCAGTGCATAAGCTACAGGGGAGATAGCTTCATTTTGCGTAGTCTCGGTATTGAAATGAATGAACTGAGGCCAGATCAGCATGAGTTCTCGTGCAGCAAACGATTCACGATAAGCCACAACTTCTTCTTTGGTTCCGCAGCCATAAGCATAGGCATAAGCGAAAGCACGTAGCTTTTGTGCAGTGCTCGCCAGTGCTGTCGTTACTGCTTGGGTATCAAGTCCTGGTGCACCAATTAAACGAGGAGTCACACCCAGTTTTGCTTTTGCCGTGAGTAGGGCTTTTAAGCCTGTGTATTGACCTAAGCTGTTGTAGTTCCAATGACAAGTGAACTTTGTTCTGCTTCTGTCTCAGCGCTATCCACACGGACAACTACAACCGTTGTATTGGTTTGGTCGACGATCGCTTGTAGCGACGACTTTAAGGTACCTAACTTTCCTGCTTTACCAATCACGCTTTGGATATTGGTGATGAGGATAGGTGTATTGAGTGGAAAGGAGGTAGCATCCGCATCTGAAGCGGTTGCAATCAAACCGATAATACTGGTGGCCACTGTACGGATCGAACGCGTACCGTTATTGACCTCTGCAACACGGACACCGTGGTGATATTCATCTAATGCCATAGGGCAACCTTTTGTTGATGTTCTAGTTCATCAAAAGGCTTACATACAAAACCCCACGTTTTAAGCGCGAGGTTTTGTAAGAGGGTATGCTACAAATTGGAGTTTATTAAAGACAGAACATCAGGATTGTTTTTCAAAAATTCAGCCAGTTTTTCTTCTGGTGTTTCCACTTGCTGAACTTCAGGCTTTTGGATCAGTTCCCATTTGAAACCATTCCAACGTGGCCATTGTTCTTCAGACCATTCAGAAGGTGGTGCTATCTCGACACAACCTGCAGGGATAGCAAATACACCAGGTTCAAGTGGTGACTCATTGGCTATTGTCTCTCCAACAAATAAACCTGAATAATTGGTTTGATACACGGTAATCTGATTCATGTTTCATTCCTTAATAGCGGATACAGGCAAGCCATGCGATGTTACGTGGTCTGTTTTCATTTGCAGTGGGTACAACACGCGATGCATCAAATGTTGCTGTGAGTAAGCCCCAATTTTCACCTGTTGAAATTCTTCCAGCCGCTTTTTCACTTAGAGAAAAAGCGCCAGTATATGAAGATGCGGGCACTCTTGCACCTGACCCACCAGGTGTGTCACCTGTAATGTTTCGAATTGCATCACCTTGTTTGCTGCCGATTAAACGACCAACATCAATACCACGTCCATCATCTGCATAACGTGGAAACTCTGCACGTGCATCAGGCACGTTAAAAGTATTTACGCCATCGCCAGCACCATAATAAATACCGATTGCAGCAAATAGATCTGCATAAGCAGTCCGAGAATAAGCTGCACCATTACATTTTAATAATCGGTAACCAGTCGGGATATTTTGTGAAGCCAAAGTGATAACAGTACCAGGTGGACAGTCATTGTATCTCGCCTCATCCGAACTCATGACACCTAAGTTCTGGCGTGCTAAAGGTTTATTTAAGATGTCGGAAAGGTTATTTTTTTGAGCCAAAGGATAAGGTGCAGCTCCTAAAGGTTCATTTTGAACAATCAGGATTTTGGCCCCAGCATAAGCCTTACCCAAAGTAATTTGCGTATTTGAGGTTGCAAGCCAACCATTGGCACCAACTTTGTTGGTAATACGTTCGCCATTAATGTACACCGCTGCACCACGGGTAGTCGTGCTAGTGAGATCTACAATAGTTTGGTTAGCAACTAGCGATTGCTCTTCTTCAACTGTATTAACAAAGACGTCCGCATTAGAAGCATCATCCCACTCTATGTCTCCTTCAATGTTCGATTTTTTCTTCAGAACTTGACCAATCGTTCCACCCGGGAAAAAATATGCTGTTGTCAAAGTATTCATGATCCAACTGTGTGTCGCAGTAACCACGTTGGGATCAATTTTTAACTCAATACTGTCACTGTTACTCACAACAAATGGAATGCGATATGCAGAGTCACTGAATGCACCATCACTTAAAGATGGTTTATGTACTTCAGGTGTATTACCAATCATGAGCATATTGCCATTTCTGTCAAATACAGCAATTTCACGAACGACAAAACTCGTTGTTTCAACGGGAATAATTAACTCTGCAGTGAATAAATTTTCATTTTCTGGATCTTGGTATATTCGGTTGACTGGTGCACGAAACCGTTCACGTTTTAATTGTTTCATCGTCGGATTGGGTATGATTTCATTACCGTTTCCATCACCAACAGCCATATGGGTGATTTCAATTTTTGAACCCGTAGCCTCGGCACTTGCTAATAGCTGCAGACCTATTGTTGTATGAATAGTTTTATATAACATTCTAAAAATTCTCCAATCTTATAATTCCACAATGTTCAGGTCATGCAGGATAATTTGGTGTTTCGGGTTTCGGAGGGCGAGTTGGATTGACTGGTAATCCAGGAATAGGAGTACCTGTAATTTCACTTTGTCTTGTTTGACTCATATAAGCTTTATCTGCAAGCCAAAACCGTTTAAGCGTGTCTTCTGGCAGTACAACTAAGCCATCTCGCATGATTTGGTTATATGCCCAGATATATTGCTTTGCGACGTTGTACTCTTTACCAAGATAGGCACTACCCATAATGGCTTGCCAAACCTTAGGGCCATCATTGATTAAGTCATATTCAGGGTTTACTAGCTTTCCTAAGAAATTATCAGGAACAAATCCTGCTAAGTAATGTACTAAGTCCGCTGGATATCCCAATTCATCAATTGCTGAGGTAAATCCCCGAAGCGCTTTATTAAACTCTCCGACGATCAACCAATCGTATGTTTCAGTTTGAATGAAATCCAAATTCGGATAACGATAATGTTCAATTGGATAATTCATGATTGAAGCAATGCCACTACCTTCACCTAAGATGCTTGGTAAAAAGAAAAGTGTGGAGACCTGAGCCTTAGGATAATAATCCCTGACTACTGCGCGTATGCGACGCACGGAGTTGCCCAGCTCCTCTTGCAAGAAAAGCAAATATTCTTGTTCTGTCGCCCCTGAAACATCACTCATCCGATCGGCAATTTCTGGTGCATACAAACCTGTTTCGTTATTAAATTCAACCTTTGTTGGATAGTCATAAATACACGGTTTATCATTGGGATTAATCCACCACCACGGCTCACCTACTTGCATGTAAGGAGTATGACCTTCATTATTTAAAATGCCTGCAAACTCGATAAAGACTTGTTGTAGCCAATTCATTGCTTCAGGAATACAGGGACTCAGCAAATAACTAGGGGGTTCATAACCTGTATATGCATAATTGTTATCCCAATCCCGCTGCGTCCAACTAAGCTCTGCTGCTTCACTATAAATCTCGTATGAAATAGAAAAAATCATTTTCATGAAATGTTTATGTGCTGCACGGGCAAAATGGGTATGCCAAATTGTTGCTTCTCGGTTCAAGTAAGAGTCGAATTGGTCGTCACCCGGACCGCGTCTGACGATAAACCGCTGTTGTTCTATATCCCAACGGGAATCATAAAAATGAGACATTCCACAATAGTGATTAATAAAACCTCGATAACCTAAGTCATAGCAGTTTTTTATCAAGCGAGCTGGGTTCACATTGTAGCTATCGTCATAGCCAGTACACATGCCTAAAGTATGTTGTGGAATACTTAAAGATTTACGCTTATACGTGCTATTGCTTCCAGTACATCGAATCTTGCTAACATGCAATTCACCTTGTTGTGGTCGCTCCAAAGGATCACTTAACTCAGCATTAAATCCATGGGTTAAACATCCAATAAAGATACGGTGAATGTCTTCTTTCGGAAATGGAATGTTCTGCTCATAACCACTGACTACAGTGTTCCAATCAATCGTGATATCGGCATGGGTTGCTGTTAAAGTTACTGGATCAGCAAGATTTGCTAATCGTAAATAGTAAGGTGATTGGCCTGTTTCGCTATCGTCATTAACAATAATCGTCATGACTAACCCGAGATGTTCATTATCAATTGCAGGCACATCACCTGAAGTATCGATAGAAAAAGATAAAGTACAGTTTCTAAAATCACCTTTTGTTTCATAGGCCAAATATGGGTGCATCGCTTGATCTTCACTAAAGAAAATAGCTGCAGCGAAATCGTTTTGACGTCGTGAAGTAAAATAGACATCAAAAGCATCTTCAGCCTCACCCACAAGGCAGAAGGACATACTTCGTGGCCCATCAATTGTCCAGCAGTCGGCGGAAAAACGAGGGATGGTACTTTCAATGATATGAAAAGCTTCTTGAGTGGAATCTTGGCCTAAATAGTTGCTTATCTCTGTTATTTGATCTTTCAAAAAAAGAGTTCGATTTCCTAGTGCTTTTGCTTGTTCATTCATGTTGCCATTAATGCCGCCCAAAGCTAATTCATTTTTTTCAAGTAAACGAATTGGGGACCACTCTGATTTACTGATTATTTCACTCACTTAAATTGACTCCATTTAATCTATAACTGCCGTCGAGTAACCAAGTACCATCTAAATACAATCCACCTGCGGCCTGAGCGAACTCAATTTCTTGGCCAGTAATAACGGCCGCTGCTGTGTAAATACTCGAAGTACTTTCAAGAACGAGTGATATTCCAGTAAGGTGAGAACGTAAATTTTTATAAGTACGGACAACTTTCGTTAACTCTTTAAAATCAAACTTACTGATATTATTTTGACTAGTCTTAATAAAAATATTGAATGTATAAGGCTTACCTTGTGGCACCATGTTGAACCATTCTTGTACGACAATTGGAAACCCCAATGAATTAAGCGCGCCATCTAACGATCCAATCGTACCTTTAATACTATGGTTCTTCAGGGAGGTTTGTATGACTTGCCGCTTTTGAATTTCGGTCCAATCTTTATTCCATACATCAACTGAACGTTCCCATGCTAACCATGGCAAAACTTCAACTGGTGCATTCAGTGGATCATTAAAGCTGCGTATATTTACTTCAATATTTGAAACACGTGAAAATGCACTTTCAAAATTCATTTCAAATTTAGTGGAGTTTGGGGGCAGTAATTTACTCATGTGTCCACCTTTGAAATATTAATGCTGGTGCAATACGCAACTTGGCCGATTGAAGTATCGATATTGCTTGCAGGTGAAATCAAATTGACACGGCTGACACCTGCTTGGTGGAGTGCTTGGTAAATCCCAGACAATGAAACGCCATCATTAAATGAATGGACTTTTTGGATATATTCTTCTGTGGCTTTATAGCAACTGTTCAAAACGATAGTTTCATCTGGACCTTCATCAATATAAATTTCTGCTTCAATGATGTAATTGATAATAGATGCCGAATAAATAATAGGACGATCTGTCAAAGGGCGAACTGATTTAGCATTCAAAGCTGTATTCACAACATTTAAAAGGTCTTCTGATGCAGTACCATTGCCTTCAGTAGAAAGCACATAGATATTACAAATACCCATTGGGTTTTGGTTTTCATCTAATGGCGCATAAGGATAAATGTCTTTAACCCGTACATCGGCGTTGAGGCCATGGAAAATGTATGAACCTTCACTACCAGCAGTAGTTTGGCCTTCAGGTGCAAGTTGCACACGCTTACGGAGTGATGCATCAGTTTCGTATATAGCTTTTGTTGTTGAGGTTTCAGCAGTAATTAATTGGCGTTTTAGATTTTTTTCAGCAGCTTTATGTTCAAGGTCTATTCCTGAAGAATATGCAAGTAATACGGCTTTAGCCGAATCATTGACATGCTGACGTACAATCATTTCTCGAAATGCAAAGACTTCTGCTAGTTTGTAAGCAGGATCAGATTCACGAAGTCGTGTATAAGAAATACCAAGGGCATCCATACGACGATAATATTCTTGTAGTCCAGCATCTAAAATTGTTTCGTAGTTTATTTGCTCTACAACTGTTGGTTCAGGTAGTTGAGATAGATCAATTGCATTAGTCGATTGAGTCATGTTGAAGCGCCCATTGTTAATGGAATTGATAATTTATTGATGTCTGAAGAACCAACAATTTGCATTTCTAGATCCAATTGGAAACGGCTATTTTCTGCCTTAGAAAAATGAGCATTGATCAGTTTGATTCGGTCTTCCCAAGTCAAAATGGCTGTAGCACTTGCGGCCATCACTTGAAGGCGGACAGCATCATTAAAGGGTTGATCGAGCAATTTAAAAATCATAGAACCGTATTCACGACGCATCACTCGGCTGCCAATGGGCGTAAATAAAATGTCTTGAATGGATTGTTTAATGTGAGGAATGACCTCGAGGCTTTGACCAGTTTCACGTGACATCATGCTTTTGACACTCCTGTATCTGATCCACCAGATTGAACCCCACTATGCTTGTGGTTTTTAAGACTAATGCTTCCGGCATTCACATCAGATTCTGTACTGAAGTTGCCAGTAGAGTGACTGCTACCTTGGATCAATTGGCTGCCACCTACTGTATTATTTCCAGTCATGGCAGTACTGCCATTGACCTGTAAATTACCGTTAATGGAGGTATCGCCATTGATCGTGATACCTCCAGATGCAGTAAGAATGGCCGTTCCTCCATTGGGGAGGATGGCTTGTAATGAATGATTAGCAGTGTCATAGCTGATCATGGCCCCATCCTCATAGACTCTTAATTTAATATTTGGGTTCAATGATGGAGTCGGAAAAGATTCATTGTTTAAACCAACCAAAACAATGCCGAGGGCAAGCTCACCAGTTGGGCTGAAGACGACACATTCCTCATTGATGCTAGGTAAGTCATGACTTAGGTCTGCACCTGCGCGTAAATTAAATAGACGTAATTCATCGGTCACGATATCGCCGAGGTCGACTGTGACGGTATGAAAAGGTTTAGCAGGGGTAACGCTTTTAATTCGTCCTAAACGGATCAAATTTTCTAAGCGGCGATGGATTTCAGCACTCATGTGCCTACTTTGCGTTAAGGGTTCAAAGCTTGCATTAATGGCAATTTGTAAGAGGGGATATTACAAATAGAGAGACTTCATTTTGCTCTAAGATTTAGGGCTTTAAATGCCTCATGACTGAGTCTTCAATCATTTGAATATCAGTTGGAGCAAACCCCAACAATTCACGTTTGGGATAGGTAATGGATGGCCCATTTTTACTGACACGGGCACGTAAACCATCTTGGTGGATACGAGCTACAAAAACGACATTACTCAGAAAACCAACGCTTACCATCTCGGCATTTGAAAAATTTCTAAAATAACGCTGCGATCGGAGTTTGGTGAACATTTTACGACGAATTCTTTTGCCTTCGCGTAAACGTCTCGGAGCAAAGCTTGAGCCATCTGGGCCAACTTGTGCCGCAATACGTTGCTGTTGGCTTTTTCTTAAATCTGCTCCAACCTTTTTATTCAGCTTCGTCATTTCAGCATCGCTGAGTTTATTCAGCATCGGCGTTAGGTATTTGACCAAATCGTCTAAGTTATCACGCATGGCTTGACCCTTATGGTTTCTTCGCTAAAGGCATTTCGAGTGCGACTATATTTAAAGTTTCAACACTGGTCCACGTTGCTAAGAGGTTGCCTTGATCATCTAGCAATTCGCATTCGGTTGCAGGTGAAGCGGGTTGGTACTGAGGTTCTTCGGGATAAGAAAAGTTGTAGCCACCATGCTCTTGCAGTTGAATAATCACACGTTCTGTCAGTTCTAATTCAAACATGACATCGACTTTATCGTTATCAATAAATTCAGCCTCGAACTTCACAGCATCTTTGTTTTTATCTAAATTGGCGAGTAACTCTGATTGGTGTACGCGAATCCATTGAAACAGTAAGAAGGCAATCAGGTCAGCATCACCTGTAAAGTCTTGAATGACAAACTTCACAGGTGAAATACTTTCCATGCCGTAGCCATTTGCAAGCGTAGTACGATAACGACCGCTTTCAATATGCATGCTGAGCTTATCTGGGTTGTCCTGGAGGAACTTCAGATGACTCACCAAATGTTCGCGCAGACTAATCGGCTTTTTCATGCAGTTTTTCTCTGGTAGTTTGGATCGAGGCGATTCATCACTCGAAGGAACTTGCTGTCATAGCCCAGCTTTTTATAGTTGCGACCGTTATATAAGCTAAAGACTGCATCCCAATTCTCTTGGCGTAATGCTTCTAGCAAAGTCCATTTTTTCCCAGCGACCGTTCCCGACTTAAATTCACAAAAGCGGAGAAAGGCTTCAAACTGTAGGCTTTCACTTTGATAATGCTGCTCTACAAATTCCTGAACAGAGGAATAACCGAGGTCTTTCCAGTTTTCGCCCATCAATTGAAAGCGCCCCCATGAAGCCGACATCAGAGCAGAGTCTTCATCAATTTGCTTTGCTAAAGCTAACCGTGTGTATTCGGCAGCATTGCCGTGGTACCCACCTGTTTGGGTATTTATCACATTGGGATATTGGCTCATCATTTTGTCTGCAAAAGCTTTGCCACGTTTCTGGCTGAGGTAGAAATACATACGGTGACGTTCAAACAGAATCTTCGGTCGACCATCAGGCAAATACCCTTCGCCTTGTGTTTCAACTTCGGCAATCGCACGAATCACAATTTCAGGGACATCAAGCCGTTTTGCACCAATCGTTAAGTCCGCATCTTTTAGATGTTTAGATAGGTCCAGACCTTTGAGGGCATTCAATGTGGTATTCCCGACAATGCCATCCACTTTAATGTCCATCTTCTTCTGGAATTGAATCACGGCATATTCAGTACTTTCACCAAAGTGGCCATCGATAGATAGAGGTTTATTATTTTTACCTTTCATGCCATTTTTAATCAGAAGTTGCTGTAGCTCAGAAACGGCTGAACCCTTAGCTCCAAATTTAAGTAGCTTCATGATGGACTCCAAATTAGTTTGGCCACATTTCCTCTGCTGCGAAGCACGATGACAGCAAGAAGCAGTGCAAAGATGGCATCCCATAGGGTGACGGGATCTTTAAAGAAGAGAATGTGAACCGACTGCCCAAGAAAAGAGGCAATAAGCAATGTTGCCAGCCATGAGTAACCACGATGGAAAGCGGTTTCTTTAGGGCTATAACAAGCAATGCGGATACCGCAAATCAGATAGGCCAAAACAGCGATAAATTGAAATAAGAATTCGATCATGAGGCACCTCCACCTCTAAAAGTCTTCCAAATGTCAGACAGTTTGGATGTCTTCACCCAATCAACTGCTTTAATCAAAATGAAAAGTGAAAATGTGGATGCAATAAGCGCTGCTGTCGCATCGCTGGTGATAAAAGTTCGGCTGGTAATTTCAGATGCAAGCAAATAGCCAATACCCGTTGAAAGCAGCATCGTGCGTAAGCGCTGCCAAGCAGATAAATCTTTTTCATAGGTGGCAATAAATGCTGCACCTAAAACAGCGCCGAGTAGGGCATTACCATTAATAAAAGGCAGGATGGAAACGGCACTTAAACTGATAGCTGTTGCCGTTGTGGTTGTCGTGGTAGGTTCAGGCATGCTTAATCCCATAAATTAATTGTTTTTGTCATCTGCTGTTGGGCGGGGATATCAGGCAAAACAACCTCAGTGCCAAGCACCAGTATTGGACCTTGTTCAGCCAAAGCCGGGTTGCTTTCCAACACTGTCTCAGTAACACCAGCGGTTCGACCGTAATAGCGCCAGCAGATCAGATCAATCGTGTCCCCCTGAACGGACTTCACTGTTTTCATATCAATTCCACGGTACAGCGACTGGTACCAAGCAAGTCACGAATCGCCCAACGCAAGTTACGTCGATGTTCATCAATGGTCGGTGACAATTCTTCAGCCCGTTTCTGGCCATCACCTGTGCTGTCATAGCTTCGATATTTTTCATTAATGTCCGCTGCGATCGCAGAATGAATTGCACGTAAATACAGAAGTTCAGTATTGGGCTTTCCATCGATGGTCGAAGTTGCGAGCTCACTTAGTGCCGATGCTTTAAATTTGAGCGAGCGTAGTTGCTCATTGATTTCTAACATGGCTGCAATCGCGGCATCTTTTAGACGAGGGTTGGAAATGCTGCCATCTAAACGCACAGATTCCCGGATCAGATTCAATTGAAGATTGGGAAAGAACCCATCATTGCTAATCGACTCATCTGGCATGGTTGTAGGTGCATTAAAGCTAAAACCAGTCATAGTCATATCCTAGGTGGTCGGTGGATGATGGTTCAGAACAACAACTTAAAAGTTTTGTCATCCCCATCATGCCGACCAGGTGCGGGGGGGGGCACAGGTTAAGAAGATGCAGCAGCTTGCTGTTCTTCTAATTGTTTGGCCAAGAGCTTTTCAGCACGATCAAGGTCTTGTTTACAGCCGACGTTGTCTTTCTTGGCAATCGCTTTTTTCATGTACTCAATTGCAGGTACATAATTGTCTTCAGACAGAAAAACTTTCCCAATTGCGCAGTACAACTTGGCGCGAATAGGATCATGTAAGTCAAAACCTTCAGTAAGTTTTTCAGCATCAAGCAAAGTATTTAAATCAAATACTTCGCTTGCTTTCAGCTTGGTCAATGCAGCATTAGCAATTTCTTCAGCCACAATACTTGGAGTGTCCCGGCTAAAAGAGTCAGGCATATCTAATCCGTGTTCTAAAGCAAACACAGCAATCTTTAAGCCTTCATGGAACATGCCAGCATCAAAACACCACAGCATGATGGTGGTGACAACTTCGTCGTCCACCTTTTGATTGGCCGCCAAAATACCTTCGACATAAGGTTGGTATTTTGGAATCAGTTTGCCTTTAGCTTCAGCACGGCTTTCATCTGATTTGATATGTGAAAGCAGTGATTTATCATTTTTCAGTTCCGCCAACTGGAGTTGATAGATCGATGCATCATGGCGGGTTGCTCCAAAGGCATCCGCCTTGGCAGATTTCTCTGCCAAAACGCGAAGAAAGTGGTTACGTGCGTGATTCATTTGTCACCTACAGAACTTCGATGTTTTCAACCAAAGCCACTTTTTCATAGGCTTCGATCACGTAGTCTTCGTTGCTCGATTGATAGTCTGCAACACGGTTTTTCTCAGGTTCTTCACGAATGAAGCGACGTTTGCCACCTTCTTGGTAGTAAATTGACAAATTGTCGAGAGAGGTGATCAGGAACGTGTTATCTGGGAAGAAGGGAACGCGAACGGCAGGTAAGCCACCAATTTGCTTTTGACCTACCAAAACCTGACCTGCAAGCGTGTTTTGGTTGTCTTGATCTTGGTTCAAAATGGCAAAGTTCTTATCGTTCAATAGAGAACGACCGCAGATCACTACTAGATCCGTCGCATCCTGGTGAACTTCATCAATCAAGCTATCAACAGCTTGCTTCACTAAGGCATCCAAGTTTTTATAGTCACCTGTAGAGCCCACAGTAATTTTGCCTGAGCCTTGTACGACCTCGGTCATATTGCGTTCAGGGCTGCGGGTACGAATTTTATATAGCC